CCCTAAAAGAAGAGCGTGGACGTTTGCTAGGCGAATTGTCTACCCTACAATCTACCATCGAGCGTGAAGCACGTTCTATGGCTGACACTGAAACTAACCGTTTGTCTGAAATCGAGGCCCGTTTGGGCGCGATCAAAGCAGAAGTTGAAACCCTTGAGAAATTGCAGAACCTTGCAGCTCAAGCCGCAGGCCACAGCGCAAGCCGTAGCGAAGAGAAAGAAAAGTCAAACATGGCTAAAGATTACAGCTTTAAGCGCGCGATGGAAATGGCTATCACTGGCCGTCGTGAAGGCGTTGAGGGTGAATTTTCTGCAATGGGTGGATCTGAATTTCAGCGCTCAGGTGTTAGCGTTTCTGCACACTCAATCAAAATTCCTTCTGAAGTATTTACTCGTGACATGACTGCAACAGGCGGAACTTCTGGTTCTGAAGGTGGCGTTAACGTTCAAACTTCTGTAGGTTCAATCATTGACGTTTTGTTGCCTCGCACAGTATTGGCAGGTTTAGGCGTTCAGCGTTTGAGCGGCCTTGTTGGAAACTTGGATTTACCAACAGCATCAACTTTGCCTTCTGCAGGTTGGAATACTGAGAACGGCACAGCTACTGAAAAAAGCCCCGCGTTTTCAAAAATCACATTTAGCCCTAAGCGTTTGGCTGCTTACATCCAAGTTTCTAATCAGTTGATGTTGCAATCTAGCAACTCAATCGACGGGTACGTTAGAAATTGGTTGCTTAATGCTATGGCCCAATCTTTGGAAACTGCTGCTATTAAAGGTGGTGGATCTAACGAGCCTGTAGGAATTATCGGTAACGCAAACGTTAACGTAACTTTCGCAGGTGGCGCAACTTCTAACTCTACCAACGCTAACGGAATCGCTCCAGTTTGGGCCGATGTTGTTAACTTGATGAAAGCAGTAGAAAACGCTAACGGAAACGGAGTTGCTTATTTGACTAACCCATTGGTGAAAGCTAAATTGCAAACTACTGCCCGCCAATCTTCAGGTGTTGAAGGTAACTTCATTTGGCCTTCTGGTGGTACTGATTTGAACGGTTACAATGTTCAAACAACTACCTTGGTTCCTAGCAACTTGAGCAAAGGTTCTAGCTCTACTTTGTCTGCAATGATCTTCGGAGACTTCAGCAAAATGGCTATCGCTAACTGGGGTGGAATGGAGTTGACAGTTGACCCGTATAGCGGAGCTACTGCCGGCTTGACTAACGTTGTGCTTAACGCTTATTTGGATTGCAACTTGTTGAACCCTGCAGCCTTCGCGGTTTGTAAGGACATCGTTGCCTAATAACTAGCCCGCTCGGGGGCGTAAAAGTCCGAGTGCTGCGGGGGGTCTTGACTGCACCCCCCACGGGCCAAATGTTAGTAAAATTTTTGATCAATCCAACAGGCCAATTTAACCTGAGTTATAACTTGGGCGAAGTGGTAGACATTGAAACTAAGCAAGCCGAGTTATTACTTGAGGCGGGGGCTGTTGAAGTTGTAGCTGCACCAAAGACCAAAAAGAAACCGACAAATCCAGAGACCGAATTAGACGCCGAATAATGTTCAAAAGTAGAAGATACACAGCCTTTGCAAATGTCGCCACAGACTACTTAAGTTTGGCCGACGCTAAACAGCATTTGCGCGTTACTGCCTCAGATGATGACAGTTATATTTCGGGTTTAATTAGTATGGCCGTTGACGCCTGCAGCAATTATTTGGGATACTCTATAAAGAAGGGAACGGCTAAATATGGCTTTGATAGCTTTACGGGCTCGCCTGCGCTAATCAATCCCGTTAACGGGCTCAATATACCTTCTGGCAATTATCTGCGCGTAAATAGCCGCGTGTTGGCTGTTAACTCTGTGAGCTATGTAAACAGCAGCCAAGCGGTAACGGCATTTTCTGGTAGCGATTGGATAGTAGCACCTGACCCAATGGGCAACTACTCACGAAATATTTTTATCAATACAGCGCCCGACTCAATAACCGACGATACAATTAAGTACATTATCGAAGTATCTGAAGGATTTAATCCAGTAGGTACGTCTAGCGTCGACCCAGATACTATTTTTCCGATGGCAATTAAACACGCCGCTTTGTTATTAGTGGGTCAATACTATGATAACAGAAATGCTATTGTAGTGGGAACCATCCAAAGCAAAATATCTTTAGGCTTCGAGTATCTTTTAGACCCTTACAAAATCCAAATTATACTGTAATGCAAGCGGGATCTATGGACGTACTAGTTAGTTTGCAGAGTTATGCGGAAACTATCGACGCCAATACAGGAGAGAAATTACAAACGTGGACCGAATATGCAACGGCTTGGGCTCAGCGCGTAGAACAGGAAAGCGGAAGCGAGCAAGTGAATGCGGACCGCAGAGAGCATAAGCAAATTGTTTATTATACAATCCGCTATAATTCAGCGGTAAGCGTGAAGCATAGAATAGTTGACGCGGGCCTAAATCATAACATTGTTAACATTGCGAACCTAGCACGCAATTTATATTTGAAGCTACAAACTGAATTAACAGAGTGACAAAGAACGTTGAAAATATTGCCGAGGTTATAGACGCCTTAAAAGCGATGGGGGTCGAAATTGATAACCCCGAATTTCAGCGTATGCTTAAAGCTCAGGCATTACCAATAATTAGTAGTGCAAAGAACTTAGCGCCAAAGGAAGGCGGAGACTTGGCGGCATCCATCGGCTTTATTACTGGCAAGGATAAAGACAATAAAACGAAAGTGCTTATCGGATTGCGCAAGGAATATCAAAATAATTATCTAGGTCCGATGTTTGAATTTGGTGTGCCAACAAATCGTATACAGTCAACCACGGGCAGAGACACAGGAATATTAGAAGCGCGCCCATTTATGCGCCCGGCATTAGACCAGAACGCGGGCAGAGTAACCGACGGAATTATAAACGGCGTGGATAAAATCCTAGCCAAATTAGCAAAGAAAAATAACTTAATATATAAATAATCATGCCAACCACAGGACCCGTAAACGGAACGCTCATAAGCATCTATAAAGATGTTGCGGGCTCATTAAAGAAAATCGCTAACGCGACTTCTAATTCTATCGACATTTCTAAAGACATGATCGACGTAACAAGTAAAGACAGCGCAGGCGCGAAGGAATTTATCGCGGGTGAGTATGGCTACACTTTAAACGTTGAAGCAATCTTTGAAGATGATTCAAGCGTAGGGGCAACCCAACAATCTTTTAAAGACTTGGCTACAGATTTGTTAGCAGGTACTTTGTTGACTATTGTAATGAGCTCAAACGTAACAGGCGACGAAAAATATAGCGGTACCGCTTTCTTTACATCATTAAGCCTTAGCGCACCAAACAACGACAAAGCAACTTGGACAGGTACCTTGCAGGGCTCTGGCGCTTTGACTATTGGTACAGTTGCCTAATAGTATTATATTTGTGCCATGAGCACTACAATTAAACTAGGGGGTGTTGATCACCCCCTTTTATTTAACATGAATAGCCTGCGCAACATTATGGAAGTTGCCGGCATGGAAACTTTTAACGATTTAAGTCTACAACAGGACTTAGGCAAGTCTATGGATTTCGCTTTAAATTGTGCGTTTTATGCAATTTTAGAAGCTGCAGAGAATGAGGGCAAGCCGACGCCATTTGCATCTGTGCAAAAGTTAGGAGCTGCAATTAAAAAGTTTCAGGAACTTACGCCCGCGATCGAAGGATTCACGGCTGCAATTACAGAATTTTTTGCACCTGTTGAAGAGTCAACGGGGGAGTAACTGCCAAGGGCGACAGCGCCCCGCTAACTTGGCGCAAGATTGAGCGCATTGCTTATGGCGAAATGATGCTAAGCGAGCAGGCTTTTTTAAAGTCAACGCCTCGCTTTTGGCGTTTGAAATTGGAAGGTATGCGCGAAGCTCAGCAGCAGCAGTACAGAAACCAATGGGAACTAACCCGCTGGGCGGTTGCTACGGGCATGGCCCCGCACTTAAAGAAACCTATTGAGCCCAAACGTCTGTTAACATTTCCTTGGGAGGTATCCGATTACCTATCAATTCACGACGCTTTAAAACTATATTCGCATGTCTTTGATAAGTTAACCCCAGACGCGAAAGCATGAGCGCCCCTATAAAAATAGTCTATTCAATTTTAAGCAATGCGGCGGGGGTTACTTCGTTGGTAGGCACGCGGATAAACCCCGTGAGAATCCCGCAAGAGTCAGCATTTCCCGCAATCAGTTACAACCTTGTTTCTATTGCAGCCAACCCAACCAACAGCGGCCACAGTCGCACAGAGTTTGCAAGGGTGCAAGTAAACGTTTATGCTACAAGCTTTGCAGATGCTATCGAGTTGAGCGGGCAAGTTAGGGCGGCCTTTGATGACGCGGTAACGCCTGACACTTATAA